TTCCCAAGCTGAGGGTCACGAGTTCGAGCCTCGCTTGCCGCTCTCTTGAAAATCAAGCAGTTACAAATAAAGTAGCTGCTTATTTTTTTTATATATGCTGAATAACATTCCGCTTTTAGACCCTTTTAAACCCTTTTAATCTTATCTTTGTATGCAAATCCTATGCAAATTTTCAGATTTGCATAAACTAAAAACATAGATATATGGCAACGGTTAAATTCTACCTTGATAAAAGAAGGCAAAAAAAAGATGGCACTTATCCGATAAAGTTGAATGTATTCCACAACAAACAAATAATGATAGCTACGCAGCTAAGTGCATCGGAAAAAGAATGGAATGGGAATGAATATTCTGTGCGTGCACAAAATTACAAGCCGAGGAATATAGTTGCCCGTGGAATAATAAACAAGGCGGAAACAGTAATATTTACTTTAGAGCAACAAGAAAAGTTGAAATCAACTACAGACAAAGCTTTGAAGAAGTTGATAGAGGACGCTATAAGTAGCAAGGTTGAAAATCAAAAGACGTTTCTCTATTATCTTGATGAATTCGTTTCCAAGAAAACCAATCAGGGAACTAAGTCTATATATACAACCACAAGAAACAAGATTGAGGAATACGATAGTCATTGTACTTTTGAGAGCATGGATAAGTCATGGCTGGAAAACTTTGAAGCGTGGATGGCAAAGACGATGAAGGTTAATGCCTACGCTATTCATTTACGGAACATACGTAGTGTATTCAACTACGCCATTGATGAGGAGTACACAACATTGTATCCATTCAGAAGGTTTTCAATAAAGAAAGAGGAAACCCGAAAACGCAGCCTTACAGCAGAACAACTTAGGTTATTGAGAGATTATCCATGTGAGGAATACCAGATTAGATATAGGGATATGTTCATGCTCATGTTCTATCTCATAGGAGTAAATGCAGCCGATTTGTTTAACGCAAAACATTCTGCATTGGTAAATGGTCGTTTTGAATATAAAAGAGCTAAGACGGGGAAATTATACAGTATTAAAGTAGAACCGGAAGCGCAGGCTATAATTGAGAAATACAAAGGGAAGGATTATCTTCTTAATATAATGGATGACTACGGAAATTACAAGGATTTCCTACATCGTATGGGAATAGGGTTAAAACAGATTGGAGAGACAGAAAGGAAGGGATTGGGAGGGAAAAAGAGTAGAAATCCTTTATTCCCTGATTTGTCTTCATATTGGGCAAGACACACATGGGCCACGGTAGCGGCAGAGCTCGATGTCCCCAAAGAGGTAATCGCCCACGCGCTTGGGCATAGTTGGGCGAACAGCACAACGACTGACATCTATATCCATTTTGACATGCGAAAAGTAGATAAAGCTAATCGGAAAGTTATCGATTATGTAAATGTTTTTAAGAAGTAATAAGGAAGTGGGGAGATAAATATTTTCGATAATTATACCAGTTATTTCGGATAGATAGGTATGATATTCCAAATAATTACATATCTTTGCGAAAGCATGTCAAGTGGCATGCTTCCCATACTGACGAAAAGACATGAAAAAACTTACAATCAAACAAGAGAATTTTTGCAACTACTACATCGAAAGCGGCAATGCTTCCGATGCTTATCGTCGTGCCTATTCGTGCGAGAAGATGAGAGACAAACAAGTGTGGGAAGAATCTTGCAAATTGTTGTCTAACCCAAATGTAGCCCAAAGGGTTAAAGAGTTGCAGGAAGAACAAAAAAACAAATCAGACATAACTAAAGAACGCATTCTACAAGAATTGTCCAGTATAGCTTTCTCATCCATTGCCAGCATGCACAACACATGGATAGAGCGTAAAGAATTTGATGAACTCTCTGACAAAGAGAAATCAGCAATAAAAAGTATATCTACCAAGATATTGAAAAAAAATATCGGAACAAGTGATGCTCCGGAAATTGTAGATGTTGAATATGTGAAGATAGAACTTTATGATAAGATAAAGGCTATTGAGCGTATATGTAAAATGCTTGGGTTTGATGAGCCTACCGAAATAGAGATGAATACCAGCAAACCCATAAGTGTCGAGGATGCAAAGAAACTGATAGAAAGGCTATGATGGACGGTGTACGGTATCTACAAGCATTTTGTATGTCGGGCGTTCTCAATTACACAAAATTTTTCTTTAAAAGTAAAACAGGGCGCAAATTTGTGGTGAGCAGACACCATGAACGCATATGTAATGCGTTGGATGATGTTATTTCCGGAAAAATTCAAAAACTGATAATCAATATTGCACCACGATATGGAAAGACCGAATTAGCCGTAAAGAACTTTATATCATACGGATTGGCACTCAACCCTTCCTCAAAGTTTGTCCATCTCTCATATTCTGACGATTTGGCTCACGATAATTCAGAAGGGATTAGAGACATAGTTAAATCAGAAGAGTATCAACAGTTGTTCCCGTATGTCCAGATAAAGAGAGGAACAGACAGCAAAAAGAAGTGGAGTACCACAGCTGGCGGTGGTGTATATGCGGTGTCAACAGGTGGACAGATAACGGGATTTGGCGCTGGAGAGGTGGACGATATAGATGATAAAGAAACAGAAAAAGAAATAGATAGCATATTAAAGGGGGCAAGGTTTTCCGGCGCCATTGTCATAGACGACCCTATTAAGCCGGAGGACGCTTTGTCTGACGTGAAAAGGGAAAAGGTTAACCAACGCTTTGAAACTACTATCCGTAACCGAGTGAACAGCCGAAACACCCCGATTGTAATAATCATGCAGCGCCTGCATGAGAATGATTTGTGCGGCTATCTTATGAAAACAGAGCCAGGGCAATGGACTGTCCTTTCATTGCCGGTCATAGAAAAAGAAGCGGACGGGAAAGAATTTCCTTTGTGGGAATTTAAACACACATTGGATGAATTGCATAATCTCAATAGAATAAATCCATTCGTCTTTGAAACACAATATATGCAGAACCCTACACCTATAGAAGGTCTCATGTACGGTACATTCAAGACTTATAGGGAAATACCATATACCAACCGTGCCATTCGGAAAAATTATACCGATACCGCAGATACGGGCGGTGACAGATTATGTTCCATAGATTATGTGGATACAGAAATAGGCAACTTTATTTTAAGCATACTATATACGGACGCTCCTATGGAGGTTACGGAACCGCAAGTTGCAGCTTTGCTTGCCAAAGATAGAGTAACCATAGCTAACATTGAAAGCAATAACGGTGGACGTGGTTTTGCCCGAAACGTAGAGCGGCAATCACGGATAATGGGCAATAATGAAACAGAAATAAAATGGTTTCATCAGTCGGGGAATAAGGAAGTTCGAATATTTACCCGCTCCGCTGAGGTTATGAATCTTACATATATGCCGGAAGGTTGGGAAGTGCTCTTTCCTGAATTTTATGCAGAGATAAAATCTTTTAGGAAGTTCGGGAAAAACGCACATGATGATGGGGCAGATGCTCTTACCGGAACCGTAGAAAAACGCGGAGATTTTGAATATGACAGCTATGAGGCTGCGACAGTCGCATTTTCCGGCATTCCAATTGTAGAAATACATCCACTGCTTAATGGGCGTTTTCTGTATGCGAAAGCGTATGTTGTACATGATACAATATATGTGGACGATGCGTATATAGGAGAATTGATTCCCATCAAAGAAATCGCCGCGCTGGTCGCTGGTGCCGATGTAAACATTGAGACTTCGCAGGCGATGCTTCATTATATACGCGATTATAGGGCTGAAATAGGTGATGTGTGGGCAAGGCAAGAAAATACAGGGAAACTTTCTTATATTGAAGCATTTAAGGGGCTAATTCGAGATTTTAAATTCAAGAGAGATAATAAAATGTCCTTATTTATGCGTAATCTAATGGACTATGACGGCAAAGATGTCTATGAAGCAATGTATGTATTGTGTTGTATAGCAGATAGAGTAAAAAGAAAATCAAAAAAATAATCATAAAAATGCTGTTTGTTATTTGGAATTAGTCTAAATAATATATATATTTGCACACGTAGGGTCACTACAAGCGTGTGAAGTTGCACGCAACCGTATTAATGGACTAAAACACTAAATATATGGGAGTGGCCGCATTTATTTGCTGTCACTCCTGCTTTGTATATGGGCATATTTACTAAATTTTGGAAGCCAGAGAATAAAAAGTCTATTCCGATGTATGATAATGTAAATCGGGTAGAAAGAGATGCAGCAGGAAACTACTGGTTTTTGTCCGATTTGTTCGGAAGGCGTTCCAAATGGAAAGTGTATTATGACATGACTAACAATTTGGATAAAGCCGGAGCGCTTGTTTCCTGTACGCCTTTCTTCACTGTAGTTGATAAAATCGGCTCTATGATGTCCCGTGGTATTCCTTATGTGGTAGATAAGGATGGAAATGAAAAAAGGACATTTGCCGATATACGTAATATACTCAACGCTCCCAATCCGCTGCAAACATTCTCTTCATTTATAAAGCAAATTGAAATATGTCTTAAGGTATTCGGCTATTGTCCAATTGTTCTTGTTAGAGCGACAAAAACAAGCACTCCTAAGGCAATGTGGATAATTCCACCTGAGATTTTCCATATGGAAGGAACCGGTAAGGTGTTTCGCCAATACGAACTGAAAAATATTATATCAAGTGTATATATAGACTGTAACGGAACTCGATTAGAGTTGGAGGATTATGAATACCTTGTAATATATGACAGCAATATAGTAATAAATAGCGGTGCGACTGCTGATGTCAAATTTGAGTCCGTTTCAGATAGCCTTTCCCAGCCTATATCAAACTGGGTAGCTTCTATGTCTGCAAGCCATACATTGCTTGTAAATGGTGGTCCTAAAGGCGTGCTCTATAATGATTATACTGACCAGATGGGAAATGTTGCCCTTTCCTCGGAAGATGAAAAGGATATAAAGGACAGATTTAAACGTGATTATGGCTTAGTAAACAAGGAATATCCCATTTTGGTGACACGTTACAAATTAGGATGGCTTCCTCTTGATTTTAATGCTGATGAATTAAAACTTCATGAAGAGGATAAGAGGTGTACAGATAAGATTGCCAATGCAATGGGCATAAATGCCAATCTTTTTACGGATGCCAAATACGACAACCTTGAAAGTGCCGGGAAAAAGGCTTATCAGGACGTAATCATTCCAGATAGCCGAAAGATAGCAGAATGTCTTTCAAAAGCCATATGTCCGGAAGGTGTTTTTATTAAGATTGATTTTACAGATGTTGAATGCCTTCAAACCAATAAGGAGACAGAAGCCAATACATTGGTTAAAGTTGCTGATGCCTTACAGAGATTGATAGATAAGTCTTTGATAACACATGATGAGGCACGTATAGAAGTTGCAAGATACATAGATATTGACCCGGATAATCCAAAAGGAGATTTTGATAGCAATGCAGCAAGCAGTGCATCTGTTGAAAATAACGTCAATAACAGTAAGGAAAATGGAAACAATGACAAATAAATACAAAGATAAGATGGGGATGCAGTATAAATTGTTCTCCATAAACTCAAAGGATGTCCAATACAGCCCCGAAAGCCGGACTATCAGCGGATACGCTGCTGTATTCGGAAACGTGGATAAGGCTCATGATATTCTATTGAAAGGTTGCTTTTCAAAAAGTATCAATGAAAGAGGGCCGCAAAGCCAGGCAAATGACAAAATTATACTCCTTTGGATGCACGACATGTCAGAGCCTTTGGGATTTATTACAGAATTGAAAGAAGATGATAGAGGGCTTTATTTTGAGGCGCGCATAGATGAGATTGAACTTGGAGATAGGGCCATAAAACAACTTGAGTCAGGCACGCTTAATCAATTCTCTATTGGTTATGAGTATGTATGGGAGAATTGCGAATGGGATTACGAAAAAGAAGCCCTGATTGTTAGAGAGGTTAAGCTGTATGAAATATCGGTGGTATCAATTGGCTGTAATGGAGAAACCGAGTATTTGGGGTTGAAGTCAATTGAAGACTACGAAAACGCTTATAAGGATTTAAGCGGTGAAATTTCCTTGTTATGTAAAAATATGAGTACAACCAAGCAACAGCGTTTGCAAAAAATTATAGCCAAAGCAATGTCACTTGCATCTTTTAGGCCGGACGGTGTTATACCTGCTCCACCCAAAGGGATGGAAGCCGGCAGTAATGGCAAAACGGAAGAAAAATCATTATGTAATTTATTAAAACTAAAATCGGTATGAAATTAGGATTTTTAGAACTTATGGACACATCCGGCTTGTCCGAAGAAAACAAGAAGTTTTTTGAATCTTTGGACGAAAAAATGGGAGAAGCCTTTGAAAAACAAGTGAAAGGCTATCTTGCGGATGAAGTGAAATTGGAAGATTTGCGTAAATCCATAAAGGATGCCGCTGATTCCATAAATGACATCAAGGAAAAGGATTTTGCCGGCATTGACAAAAAGACTTTTGAAGAGAAGGTTAATGAATTGGAGAATGCCATTTTACGTGTAAAGGCTTCTACCGAAGTAGGTAAAAACGGGGAGGTAAAGATTAAATCTGTTTATGAGCAGCTACACGAACAGCTCAAGGAGTATATTGCTGCGGACAAGAAGGGCGTTATGTCTCTTGATTTGAAATCGGCTTGTCAGTCGGCTCCCGGCAATAAGTTGGGATTAAATCTTGTGCTGGAAAAGAAAGACGCTGCAACTATTACTTCCGGGTCCCTTGCTCCGCATTACGGACTTGAAGTTGACCCAAATTTATCAGTCAATCCGAGAGCGCAAACCGTCATTAGAAAATATGCAAATGTATCAAGCACAAATAATAGGGCTTTGGTTTATGCGGAATATACAAGCAAGGACGGAGATGCTGCATGGGTTCCTGAAGGTGGGCTAAAGCCTTTGATGGATGCGACATTGACAGAAAAAACAATAACCGCTGCCAAAGTGGCTATTGCTGCTAAATTTACAGAGGAAACGCTGTCGGATTTTCCCAGCTTCGTCAATGAAGTTGAAACGGAAATGGTAAATAAACTTGGAATCAAAGAAGAGCAGGGAATTTTGTCAGGCAATGGCTCTGGTGGAGAAATAAAAGGCGTTGCATCGGATATGCCGGCATTCTCTCTCTCTACTTTCTATGTTGAGAAGCCAAATATGTTTGATGCTCTTGTGGCTGCATATTCGCAAATTGTATCCACCAGCGAAATGGCTTATCGTCCGAACCTTGTACTGATGAACCCATTGGATTACGCGTCCATGCAGTTGGCTAAGGATGCTAACGGTCAATATCTCCGCCCATTCCGATATGGAGATGAATTGATTCAGGGATTGCGTGTAGAAACGACCACAGCAGTAAAACAAGGAGATTTCATCATGGGTGATTTCTCATACTTGAATATTCGTGACTTGTGGGTATTGTCTATTACCTTAGGATGGGAGAATGACGATTTCCGCAAGAATATCGTGACTGTAATCGCAGAGAAGAGGCTGATGTGTTATATCAAGTCGCAATATAAGACCGCATTTGTAAAGGACACATTCTCTACTGTAATAGAAGGTATCACTCAAGAAGCATAAGGAGAATAATTATGGGAAAAGAATATAGAATAAACCTGACTAAGCGTTATAACGTAACATTTGTCAAGGATGGTGTGAAGTATAAAACAGGCGATGAAGTTTCAGTCGGAATGGCTCTTGCGAGCAAGTTTTATGCCGAGGGTAAAATTGAAGCGACAAACGAACTGATTAATGATGCCAGAGCGTTGGGTTGCGAGGAGTTGTTCACTAAACGTAAATCTGCGAAAAAAGATACGGTATGATAATTGACTACGAATCTTTCACCGGGTTGCTGAGTGTCGGGATAAATCCTGACACTGGCGCTCCCTCTATAACAAGAGATGCGGAGTTGGGCAAAATAGAATCATATATTTCCGTATATGAACAGGAATATTTGATTCGTATACTTGGTGAGGATATGTGTAAGGCTTTTACCGATTATCTTAATTCAAAAGAAGATGGCGTTGATGATAAATGGGATAGGCTGCTTGCTATTTTATCAGAAAAATACAGCCCTATTGCTTGCTATATATTTTTCAAGTATATAGCAGACGGTAATTACAGCGTAACAAATGTGGGAACAGTAACTTCTGCCGATGGAGATGCTGTTTCTCCACAAGTTTTGCAAATTAGGGCATGGAATGATATGGTAAATATGAACAAGCGTGTTTATAAACTTTTGCAAGGAAAGGAATATGCTGGTGTATGTTTCAATCCATGTATGTTGCGTAAAATAAACTGTATGGGAATATGAAGCCGGTAAATGATATATTTGCGGACATTGTAAAAAAGGTATCGAAAAGATACGGAAGCAATGTGTCGTTTTTATTCGGAGACTGGGCCTACATAAGTAATCAATTAACTTTATGGGGTAAAAGCCCCAAGACAAGTAAATTGAAGTTTCCTATAATATGTCTTTATTCTCCGTTCACGGAAGATAGAAGTTCTGCCGAGACAGAGGTTAGCCTGGAGTTTATTATTATGGTAAACACTTTGAAAGGGTATTCGAATGAAGACCGGCAAAAGACTTCCTTTGAGCAGGTATTGCGACCTATATACAATCTTTTCTTGGATGAAATCAAGAAAGACATAAACATTGTCCGTAGTTACAATGATGTGGTTCCACATTCCTACATTGAAAACTACAGATATGGCAGGGTTGGAGTTATAGGAGAAGACGGGAAGCCATTCAGTGATTTTATTGATGCTATCGAGATGAAAAATGTAAATTTAACCATTAAAGAAGTAAAATGTTATGGCAACAGATTATAGAAAGTGTCCGGGCGTTGCAACTTTTAATACAGGTAGTTCCGTGTGTGTGCTTGACCCCGGTAAAATAAAAGCTATCATACTGACTATTCACGGTCATAAGATACCTACAGAGAAAACAGCGGAAGCCTTTGAAAAGGCTTGCCATGCAGACCGTCCGGGAAGAATATTCCCTATCAAAACGATTGTGGAATATGCACCTTCCGGTGGAGAGGCTCAAACTTCTGCTACGGGATACGGCCCTACTAAAATCACAAGCTATTCAGCTAAAAATGATGTATGGACTTTGCAGGACTACGATGCCAGCTTGAAAGCAAACATCATGGTGGCAAAGAATGTGGCATTTGATGCTTATTTTGTAGATGAGAACAACGTCATTTACGGAATGAATGACGGTACGGAAGATTTGGCGGGCATTCCACTGTCCGGCGTTTATCCGGGCGGTCAGGACTGGGATTCTTCTGGCACAGAAGCCAACTTGACTATCGCAACCATGTTCAAGGATTACGAGAAATATATCAAGAACGCGGATGTGAGAGCCTATGATTTTGATGTCGTTGATGCATTGAAAGGGTTGGTTTATGTTGATTTGGTATCAACGGAAGACAAAAAATACAAACTTATAGAGCACTTCGGGAAGCTGGATATTACGGAGTATTACGGTGAATTACTGGCAAAGAATGCAGAAAACGCGTTGGACGGGGCGACAAGTGCTTCTTATGCTAACGGGGTCATTACTACCGTTGGCGAGGGCCCCGTTACCCTTGCATCTCCCTCTGTATTGCAAGAAGCCGGAATTACAGGTATTGAGGCTTGGACATGATAGTAGAAGGTGTGACATTCAATGAAGAGAGGGTGAGAAATATGAAGAAGAGGGACTTCATAAACACACATAAGAATGTGTTTTTTCTTGACCGACCGCCCGAAGAAAGGGAGAAAACCCTTTCGTCCATCTACGATGATATAGCATCTTCCGGTGCGGCAAGACAGAAAAAAGATGATTGTATATTATGATGGTGGTATCGTTTAATTAGGGGCGTTCATTCGCCCCTAAATTGTCTTGACTATGGCTAACATTATTGAAGCAGAAGAAAATTTCAGACGGTTTGCTACCGGATTTGAACCGATGATACGGGATATTATGGTAAAAAACAGAGAAGAAGTTTCCCAATATATTGTAGAACAACTATGGTCAGGTATTAACGGAAATGATAAACCATTACGCCCTACTTACCTTAATGACCCGTACTTCAATACCAAAGAAGCGGGGTATTGGTATAAGAACGCCAAAGGCTATGCAGCTTTCAAGCAAAGGGTAGCCCCGCTTATGTATTCTTCGCTGATAAACGCTCCTGTAAGTTCAAAAGGGACGCCAAACCTGATAATTACGGGTGAATTTCACGATTCTATTACAGCCGTACCGATAGATAAGGGACTGAGGATTGAAAGTGTGGGGATAAGCTTTAGCGGTGATATAGAAAAGAAATACGGACAGGCGATTTACAAGGTCGGTTCTTATGCGAGAAAGGCATTCATGGAAAGGCATATAAAGCAAGGCATTGCGGATTATTTTAGAAAATTCGGTTTATAATGGGATGTGCGTGTGAAAACAAAAAGAGAATGGCAGATATAGCTAAGATGCGTTCGCTTGCAAGAAAAGCCGCAAAGATGGAGGGGAAAGTATATATCCTTTATGAGAAAGACGGGGTTTTCAATTTTTGCCCGAGAGGCGAAATGTTTAACGGGAAACTGATTGAATATGTTTGGTTCTGATATTAAAAAAAGAACACTGTTTTTTGTATAACCCCCGTAATTTTTCTGCCTTTAAATTGAAAAATATTAAAAACAGAACAAAGGCGGGATAGCTCCCGCCTTATACAATCATTTCCTGGTTATTATACTCATGTGTGGGTATTTGGTTTCATGAATTGTCGGCTTCTTGGGCTTTTCTCCTTTGAGTTCTGCAAGTTCCGCCTTGACTTCCTTAAGTTCGTTCAATAAATCCGTATATCCTTCCGTCAATCGGAGGATGTGTTGCATCATTGCTGTGCTGATTTCCATAATAGATGAATATTTGTTTTAGTCGTTATTCCTGCCATCTGCCCGCCAGCCGTATTGCTGACGGGGTATCATAACGTGAACGTTGGTCGAAACCTCAACGTGCATCTATGCTTGTTTACGTGGCAATATGTTTTTGGGTATAGTTGTATCCGTCCGCATAAATGCGGATAACACAAGTAGTTGGTTTATAAACTTTAGATTACGCAGCGGGTTCTAATTCTCCTTTTATCTGCTTAATGGCTTTCTTCACGTCCCAATCATTTTCATATAGAGCAATAATGAAGCGTCTACCTTTCTGCGTCCATACAGTATATGTGTTGGTATGGGTATTACCTCTTTCACTTGTGAAAATATTGGTTCTCGTTTCATGCATACCCCATTTGTCGTATGGTGATTTTAAGAGCCACTGCCCCGACTGTTTGAACTGTATTCCAAGTTCTTTCAGTTTGTTGTTCAGTTTTTCTGCCGACATCCCTATCTCTTTTGAGATTTGAGTGGTTGTCATGGCATTGACGCTCAACAGATGGTTGTCGTAGTAGCTGACTTTCGGAGCAGCCTCCTTGATTTCCTTGTCTTGCAGTTTAATGGTGGCTTGCTGTTGCTCCGTTTGGGCTTCAAGCTGCTTTAACCGTTCCTCTCTCTTGGCAAGGGTGGCTTGTGCGATGGTTAGAGCACGTGCCATGATTTCTTCGGGAGTGTCGTCCTGCTTGGTGGCAATGTAGCCGCCAGTCTTGCGGATGGTCTTTAAAATCTCCTTTACGCCTTTCTTAAATTCTTTTGCGATTGGCTTACGGCTTTGCATGAGGACTTCGTATAAGCCATCTTCGGTTAAGAACCACATTTCGTAATTTCTACCATCTACGAAGATTGTTCGTAGATGCTTTTCTTCCTCATCTACAGTGCCTACCATTCTTGATACATCATAATAACCTTGCGATGTTTTCGCATAATCAATGCACTCTGCCACTTCTTTAGCAAGAAACAACGGATTTTCGGCAGTTCCGTAAACCGTGAATTTGTGCCCCAGCAGCTCTGTTTCGCTTAGGACTTGAATAGGATGTTTTGACATAACAAAAAATGCACCTACTACGAGCTGTCAAAACATCCATAGGATTATTTTGGGGACGTTTCCGTTACCCCACTCGGTAGGTGCAATATCTTAAATTTATGATACTACTTGGTATGTATTGGCAAAAAAACAACTCCAATGATTGAAGCCATAGGAGTTTGCCGCCCCTATGAATGTTTTGACGTTACAAACATACAAACTATTTTTGAAAAAAGCAAGGGGAAACAACTTTTTTACCTTCAAAGTAAAGATACATGTGGATTTATTTGGATTTGTAAACAGTTATCAGTTATTTTGCTGCCATTATATAAATAACATTGTTTAACATTAAAATTATACATGATTATGAAAAAAGTATTAATAATCTTAATGCTGATAATTCCCTTTGTATGCTATTCGCAAAACAATGAAGAATCTAAAAAATTAACTAAATTTGAGGAATTTTCCTCTAAGACAGGGTCTATAACAAAGTTTGTAGATGTTACAATGTCTAATATTCCCAAAAGTTTTATGGGTTCTTTAGAAGCAGGAATTAGAACAATTATAGGAAGTCAAAATAATGCGTATTTCTACCGCATTGAAGAACCTGAAACATCAAGAAGTGTATCTCATATTGCAATGATAGAATATTCTGATTTAGTTGAAATTAATAAAGCACTTGATAGGTTAGTAAGTGAAGTTGATTCGGACATTCAAAGTAATCCTGACTATTTAGAAAATAAATTCATAACAGAAGACGGATTTCAGATTGGCTATTATGTTTCAAAAGGAAAAGCCAATTGGTTTATGAAACTTGAAAGATATTCTGCTAGCACAGTATTTGTTAAAAATGCAGAAGTCGTGACAACTGCATTAAAAGATGCACAATCTAAAATTGAAGAATTAAAGAATAAATACAGTAAATAACCATTCCAGCCCCGTTCCTTATGGTTCGGGGCTTTTTTTGTGCAAAGAAAATCAGAGAAAGGTTTGCTTCTTGGTATATAATGTATTATATTTGCGATACAATATAATACAATAATAATATGGAAGCAGTAGTAAGAAAACAAACTTCGTTCCGCTTGCGTGAGGATTTATTGCAAATCTTGCAGGAACAGGCCAAAAAGGCGAACAGGAGTTTGAATAATTTTGTAGAGAGCACTTTAATGGACGCAATGTATTCAGAACCTAATGAAGAGACGGTTGCAGCCATAAACGAGGCGCGTTCCGGTAAATATGCCGGGGTTATTGATACCAGTAGTATGGAAGCCTTTATAAAATCTTGTGAGTAGATGAAGCAGTTGCACTATTCGACACAGTATAAAAAAGATTTTAAGCGATACCGGAACAACCCATCCAAATTGAGCAAGTTACTGGAAGTGTTTCGTATGTTGGAGAATGAAATAGAACTTCCGGAGAAATATAAGGCTCATGTCCTGATTGGTGAGTACAAGGATTGCATGGAATGCCATATCGAAGGAGATTTTCTCCTTATATGGTTTGATGAGGGGAGCGATGTTATTGAAGTCCTTAGGCTTGGAAGCCACTCTGAACTATTTGGGAAAAAGAAGTGATAAACTATTTATAATCAGTCTAAATTACAAAGATTTCCGTTAAAAATATTGTCAAAATGATTTATTAGGAATTACTTTGCAAACAAAACTTAAAACAAATATCTTTTATGTAACATAAAAAAAACTGATAACATTTAAAGGCTTATGAAAAAACTATTATTTTTGTTTCTGATTTTGCTATCAGTAACATCATGTAAGAGCACTTATTATGAAATAGGATATTCCCTTGATTATAGAGAATATGTCAAAGACCCTAACTTTGTAATTAATCCTACTGAAATTGGGAATAAGGATTTTACTCCCGTAGGTCCAATATATTTGGAGTTTCATTCAGGAAATAAAGTAAAAAAAGAAGATAGAAACTATGTGCATGAAAAAAGAAGCATATCTATTGGAAAATATTATGTCCCTACTTATGAAAGAATGATTTCATCCGCAGTTAATAAAGCCAAAGAGATGGGCGCAAATGGGATTATTTCGTTTAGTATTGAAAAAATAGAAAAGGGTAGGTCTAATTTACCGGTATATATAATCAGTGGAAATGCAGTGATATACTAATTGTATTCTTAAGATTATTTCCAAATAATAAAGCCAGATGTAATGTCTGGCTTTTTCTTTTTCTCTTCCCTTTTATGATTTTCATTTTTGCCTTTCTTATTTAGAAAATTATAAATAATTCAATATCTTTGTATCACCATGTGATGTTGCATGGCACTCAAAATTAGGACTTATGGCAAACGAGTTTGTAATTACCGATGTAGTAAGCGATAAAGCTTTAAATCAACTAACCAGCCTGACTAATAAATTTACGGAAGTTAAAAAAGCATATGCGGAGTTAGGGAAAGAACTGGCTAAATCTTATAGTATTCCGGTTTCTAATTATGACGACTTGACTAATAAGGCAAGATTATTTGAAGAGATTCAAAAAAAGTTAATTACAACAGAGAAAGAACTTGCTAACATCCAAAATGAATATAAGGCTCTTTTAAAAAACATTGCAGAGGAGACCCAAAAAGCCACAAAAGAAGCTTTGGAGCAGGCAAAAGCAAATGATTTAAATGCGCAAGCAGAGTTAAAAGCGGCTAAAGTAGAAACGGAAAGATTAAAGCAGCAAAAGATGCTTAATCAAGAAAAGAAGAAACTTAAAATTACCACGCAAGAAGCTATTGCTTTGACAAATAAAGAGGTTCATTCTATTAATGAGGCAAAAGAGCAAAATAAACTGCTTCGCATTGCAGTTTCCCAAGTTACTGATGCAGAAGATAAAGACAACAAAGTGCGTCAGCAATTAAATAATCAGATAGCTAAGAATACAGAGTATATACGCAGAAATACTGATTCATATACTAAGCAAAAGATGGCTATTGGGGCATATAAGAACGAAATAAAGGCTGCAATAGTCGAATTACAAAACGGAAATAAGACGTTTAAAAATTTAGGAATTGTCGCCAAAGGATATGGAAATATCTTAAGGTCAAATGTAGCAGGCGGACTCAATGAAGTTAGAATTGGGGTAGGTTCTATGGTAAAGGGAATGGTTGGAGCACAAGCTGTTATCAGTGGGTTCCAAAAGCTCATAGGTTTATTTAAGTCAGGTGCTCAATCTATTGTTGATTTTGAAGCTGCAAATAGCAAATTAGCAGCAATTTTAGGTACTACATCTAAAAATATAAAAGACTTGACAACTGATGCTCAACGATTAGGTGCGGCAACTAAATATACAGCATCACAAGCTACTGCCTTACAAATAGAACTGGCTAAATTGGGATTTTCTAAAAATGAAATTTTGCAATCAACGGAGGGTATTTTAAAATTTGCCCAAGCTACTGGCGCAGAGTTGCCAGAAGCAGCAGCTCTTGCAGGTGCTGCACTTAGAATGTTTAATGCAGACACATCAGAAACGGAACGATATGTATCTGCAATGGCTGTTGCTACAACCAAGAGCGCTTTGTCTTTTTCTTATTTGCAAACAGCGATGCCTATTGTGGGTCCAGTGGCAAAAGCTTTCAATTTTCAGATAGAAGATACTTTAGCCTTATTAGGGAAATTGGCAGACTCTGGATTTGATGCGTCTATGGCCGCGACAGCTTTAAGAAATATATTCCTTAATCTTGCTGATAGTAATGGACTATTGGCTAAATCATTAGGTGGAGCGGTAAAAACATTGCCTGAACTTGTGAATGGGTTGAAGAAGTTAAAAGAGCAAGGTGTGGATTTAAATACTACGCTTGAACTCACTGATAAAAGAAGTGTGGCTCAATTCAATACATTGCTTACTAATATTGATGCGCTTATCCCTTTAAGAGAACAGATAACAGGAGTTGAAGAAGAACTTGGGAACATGGCAAATACTATGGGGGATAATGTACAAGGAGCAATTCTTGGATTGTCTTCGGCATGGGAAGCATTTATGTTATCTTTCAAAAAATCCACTGGACCAGCAAAGAATGTTATTGATTTTTTTGCAAGAGGTATTAGGAATGTAGCTAATCAATTAAAGGACGCCAATCAGCTACAAGATGATTATAACAATAGAGCAGTTGCTATGGCTCAAAATGAAATGGCTAAATCCAATATTCTTGAAAAGAATGCAAGAAACATGCAAAATTTGTATCAAGAATATGTACAATCTGGTATGAAAGCCGATGAAGCCGCCATAAAAGCTAAAGAAGAATACATTGAAACTTTGAAATCAAGACTTGAGTTTGAAAATACTGATTATCAATTAGCTATTGCCAACCGCAATAAATTGGAAGATGAATTAAAAAATAGAGGTTTTTTTACTATTCTAACTTCATGGAAAAGAACAAATAGTGTTATTAAGGAGGAAATTGATGTTGCAACTAAAGCCGCTGCCGGTAAAAAAGCAATATCGTCTATTACAGAATCATTGATAAACCAACTTAATAAAATTGATTTAGCAGGGAGTAACGCGTCCGATGCTGGCAATAATGGAATATTAACGGATAAAGAAAAGAAAGCTTTGGAAAAAGCCGCTAAAGAGCGTATTCGCATTCGTGAAGCTTTACAACAATCCGAACTGGATTTAATGGATGAGGGATTAGAGAAAGAACTTGCTAAAATATCATTGAATTATAACAAGCGAATTGCAGCTATTAGAGGCAGTTCTAAGGAAGAACAAGCAACCAGAGAAAATCTTGCAAAAGCAATGCAAGAAGCTTTGGAAGATAAACAATTATCCTATGGACTTGATAAAGAAAAGTCTCAAATTGAACATAAATTAGACATTGTAAAAAAAGGGAGCGAAGAAGAATATAGATTAAGATTGGAATTACTCGATAACGAAAGGGAGCAAGCTATAAATGCTGCTATAAAAAACGGAGAAGATGTTTTTCTTGTTGATGAGAAGTACAAAAGAAAACGATTAGATTTAGAAGAAAGGTACGCCTCTGAAAAGAATAAGAAAATACAAGAATCTTATTCTTTTCAATCGGTTATTATAAATGCTGCAATGTCTAAAGAATTAGATGAAGCAGCTGCACAATATTCTCAAGGTTTAATAAATAAAGAAGATTATGAAAGGAAGAAGCAGGAAATAACAGAAAAATATGCTATAAAGCAAGCACAATTAGCCATTGATTTAGCCAAAGAACAACTAAATACACCAGGTCTATCGGAAGAAGATAGATTAAAATTGAAAGAAAAGATAGCACAAGCTGAAATTGCCCTTGCAGAAAAGGTTAGGGATGCAGAAATAAACGCAGTAGATAAATCAGCTGAAGCTAACAAGAGGAAAATGGATAAAATAGCAGAAACTATTCAAGCTATATCTGATTTACTGGGAGGATTTGCAGATTTGGGAACTGCTATTTTTGAAAGAAAGATGGAAGAAGTGGAAGCTGAACAAGATGCTAATGATGAAGCATATGATAGAGAAGTCGAAAGAATAGAAAAACTTGAAGAAAATGGTGCAATCTCCACCGAAGAAGCGGAAGCTCGTAAACGTGCCGCGGAGGATAAAACAGCAAAGAAAAATGCGGAGCTTGAAAAGAAAAAAGCCGCATTGCAGGAGAAGCAAGCAAAGTTTGACAAGGCTAACAATATTATACAAACGATAATGGCTACATCTTTAGCTATAATGAAAGCATGGACTAATCCATTTGCTGCTCCTGAGATAATCCCATTAATTATAGCACAAGGAGCAGTTAGCTTGGCGACCATAATAGCCCAGCCCATTCCCAAATACGCCAAAGGAACAAAAGACCATCCCGGCGGTTTGGCAATAGTAGGTGATGGCGGCAAGAAAGAGGGTATCGTAACTAATAACGGGCTTTTTATCACTCCTGATAAGCCGACATTGGTAGACCTTCCGGCGCATGCGCAGGTAATCCCTGATTTGTCATATATCTATGACCGTAGAGGACTTACATCGGATTATGGTTTATTGGAACAAAAGCTAAAGAATATGAGAGAAGAGGGGATTGTTGTTAATGTAAACAACGATTACAGCCGACTTGAAAGAAAGATGGAAAGTAATACCAAACAATTGCAGAACATTGGTCGGATTATGAAGAAAGCCAACCATATCGCGGATTATAATTGGATTTCAAGCAGAGTATAAGATATGATATATAATGACTTAAACAAAATATGCCTTTCCCGCTTTATAGACATATTCCTGGGGGATATTGATAAGGTTGTTCAAGGCGGAAGATATAGTATCAGGGAAAAGGCTTTGGCGGCCGAGAAGCTATGCAATGAATACTTATCAATAATAGGGGGAAAGTCTGTTTCCGCCCAAATAAACCGGAAAAATGAAGTGCTGAAAATTCAAATCCGATTAAATTGCCTTGCCATATGTCAGGAACTCATTTCTTCCGGAAACTGGAGTGATGCTGTAGAAGTCATGTCTGCTTTGGGTTATAAATTCAGAGAGGACGAACATGATAAGATAAAGAACCGGATAAGCAGCGTTTCCGCTTCTGACAACTACCGCCTTGCAAAATTGCAGGAAACATCTCCTGATATAGGGAAAATAAAAATGGATAGGGAATATTTTACCAAAGAACGCGTTTCTTTAATGTCTCATGTAAAAATGCACATTGATGAAAACACGTTCTCCGCCAAAGAATATGCCTATATGGTCAAACGTATGTGTGATGACATAGATGCTATGATACGTTCAACTTCAAAAAAGAAATAGATATGTATTACAGATGTGAACTGTTGATAGGCGGAATGACATATGACGCCACAAATGAGCTTGTTAATTGGGACGATGTAGAGATGTCTTTCAAGAGAGGGGATTATGACGGAGTTGTTCGTAGTTTTTCCACAAAATTTGAGTTTGCCAACGGTGCTTATTCGCTATTGCTGAAAGAATATTTGTCGAATTACCTGAACTCATCCGCAACACTCGTGTTTTATACCCGGAATAACTCATGGCTGTTAAATGAAAAGTTCAGATGCGCTTTGGACTACTCCACATTTTCCTACAATGATACGACGTGCGAAATAAATGCCGTCGACAACAGTATCGCAAGATTGATTAAAGCAAAGAAAGGCACGCAGTATGAATACCCGGTAAAAGAAATAAAGGAGTCCCAGCCTTTGGATTATGACAGATTGTTGATGAACAGTGATATAAAATGGTCTATACCAAGTGACGCGGAAGAGCCTAATGTTTCCCATGTAATGACTGCTTATCCTAATGCTTATTATACTATTCCTTTTTATATGTTAGGACAACCGGAAATTACGACAAAGGACATTGTAGAGGTTTTTGATACGGCTGAAAACCGATTTGAAAGTACGGAAAGTCTATTCGGAGAATATCTGTTCAAAAATATATCTGACAGGGATTTGACCATACGGATAAAAGTAAAATTCAGTGTATTCATTACGTATCAGAGACCAGGCGTATCCTTCCCGATATATATACGGCTTTCCTCTTATAATGAAAATAGTAAAGAGCTTAAAATATATTATCAATCCGCTACAATTCAAACATTTAATACATACACTGTCGATATTGATGAGAATTTGACAATATCTCCAGGTGAGATGATTAATTTCAATATAGCACTTGCAAAATCTGACCCTATATATCAAAATTTTCCCGTTAATTTTAAATTCAACAGTCTTGACACACCGTTAAATATAAGTTTTTCCGAGCGTGGAAAATCTGTAAAAATAGATTGTATCAGTCCTAAAGTATTGCTTAACCGTTTACTGAGGTCTATAACTGATAAGAACAATGTAACGGGTGAAATCGCCACCGGAGTAGATGAGCGTTTAGACATGGCGATGATAGTTCCGGCAGAAAGCATACGAGGACTTCCCAATGCCAAAATATATACATCTTATACCAAATTCGCCAATTGGATGAGCGCGGAATTTGGGTTTGTCCCTGTAATCGGTGACGAGAAGGTGACATTTGTTCATCGTGATACTTTATTCCAAGATACAGAAATAAAGGACTTGCAGGACAGCACTTCCGATTTGGAATACAATGTGAATGCCGGACTGGTTTATTCGGGGGTAAAAGTCGGGTATGACAAACAGGATTACGACAGTGTAAATGGTCGCGATGAATTCCGCTTTACCAATGAATACACCACCGGCATTACATTGACAGATAACGTATTGGAATTAGTTAGCCCATATAGAGCCGATGCTTATGGTATGGAATTTCTTGCGGAAAAAAGAGGTGAAGATACGACTGACAGCGACAGTGATAATGATATATTCTTTGTTGGAGCATCACTTGACGGAGAAAAATACAAGCTTGTAAGGGATGGATATACAATATCCGGTGTCATATCTCCTTCTACTATGTTCAATGCCATGTATTCCCAAAGGTTTATGATTGAAGCAAACGCAAGGTATATAGGTGCTTTTGCCAACGCGTTGGAGTTTACATCATCTGACGGTAACAGTGATGTGACAATCAATGGAGTTAGCGAAAGGTCGAGCATTGTATTGGAAAACAAACTGTTCACAGTAGGAGAACTTTCCGTCAAGACCGGAGATTTGGAAATACCGTCAGACTTGACGGGTTACATTCGGGTGGAAAAGAACGGGCGTATCTATAAAGGCTACGTAAAAAGTGCAAGCTATAATTATGGACGACCGGAAGCGGTAAAATATTCTTTGATAGTCAAGAGTGTGGATTAATAGATGAGGAGATTTCATATAAGTCTATCAGGCACTCGTTATTTTACAATGTATTATTTGGAATTGGTCTAAATAGTATGTATATTTGCGCATGATGTGTGAAGTTACACATCACTATAAAAGGACGAAAAGACATGGTAAAAGTTGGTGATGTTTGCCCTCTTTTTTTCTCACCTGTAAAAGATAAGTTTGGGCTTGATATGGACTATATTCAGAAGTTCCACGCTTCTGATAAAATCCATATACAGGTATTCACTAATGCTTCTGAGGAAGTTTCAGCGAGCCTGAACAATCTTGCCGCAGGAAATTCTACACCAATATCACTTTCCACATATAATCATAATGACAATGTAGTGATGTATTACGCCATTCTTCGAGACTTGGAGGATGCCGTATATACGGTTACAATCAACGAAGATACATCAGAACCTTTTATCGTATGCTCCTCTGATGACTTGTTAGAGGAAACTGTGCTTATCCGTTATTCCCATAAAAGCAATAACTCCGCTTTTGATAACATATTTTGGGTAGATGATATTCAGCAAGTATTTAATTTTCGTGTGGAAGCAGGATTTAAACCTGGAGGATATTCCCCTCGAATAGATAATGAGCAATATCGCAACCAAATGCAAGAGATAGAAGAATTATACGCAGTACCTTATGATGTATATAATCTTACAATAGGAAATTCAAACGGTGTCCCTTATTGGTTTGCAAAACACATAAACCGTATTTTATGCCTTTCTATGGTGGAAATTGACGGGACAAGATATGTCCGTTCGGAAAGTTCTGTTCCGGAAATGACGCAAGTTATTGAAGATAGCCAGTTGTTCCATATAAATATGGCTCTTGAATTACAGAATAACGATATTGCAGGTATTGGTGGCTCTCCTGAAGCTGGTTCTTCCGCCTCTTTCCCCGCATTCCTGATAGACCACGCCAAAGATGGAGAGATGTTGCAATTCAGCGCAGAAAAAGCTGCATTTACTAATGTTGATAAGGTTGAGGTATGAAAAAAAGGCTTAGTAAAATATTATGGTTTGGTGATGCTCTTAATGAAAACAATCAGGCAGCTCCCCCTGCTTTATCTCCGAGTGATGAAGAGCATTTACAAGGTCTGAATCTCGGGGAAATATATATATGCGTCGCAGATGCCGACCCAGCACTGTTCATCAGGACTTCCGCCGACCGAATTGTCTACTTTAAGGCTCTTGATATAGAGGCTTTATCCAAGTTCTTTATAAGAAAAGACAGACCGGACGAAGCTGGATTTTTAATAAAGTTCTTAGGCGGATTATTTTCAGACTACATCCAGTCCATGAACTTTTCTTCCGGTGCTCTCGGCGAAGGCTTTGTTATTAAAGTAGACAGCAAGACGGGTAAATCCTACATTGAAGTGGACGAACTCTTTGTGCGTATCAAAGCGATGTTCTCCGAACTGGAGATAAAGAAACTCTCTTATGCAGGCGGGAACTACATGTTCACCGCTGCCGGAATGAAATGCGGAAAGGTTGAGGAACACGAGGATTTTTGGCGGTGCTATCTGCTGGTTGATGATGGGGAGACGGCTATCGAGAACCCGTTCAAGGAAGGCGACCAGATACGTTTTCAAGACTTCAATATCAAGCCGGGTGTCTACGAGAATGTATCCAACCGTTACTATTGGCGCCTATGCGTAGGTGTTGGCGAGGACTACATAGACCTTAGCAAGACGGACTGTGATGCAAACAGCGACATACCGCAGGAAGGTGATAGTCTTGTACAACTCGGAAACAGAACAGACAAGAAGCGTCAGAACGCAATCACCTTGTCCGTATATGGCGATGATGCACCGAGTATCCACCAGTATGCAGGAATAAATTCTTATTCTTTAGCAGGTAAGGAAGTGACGGTTATCAGTCCGCAAGGCAACAAGTTCATGGGAGACTTTATCTTGAAAACGGGAATAAACATTATGACCCAATTCAAGATACTGGAAGATTTGATTTACTCTGAAATCTCCAAAGTGCTTGACGAGGTGCAGGCAAAGGATAATTATCTGTACAATGCATCATTTGCAAGCAATACGAACGGTTGGGAGACAAAGAACGATGTTCGTTTCTTTACTGTGAACGGAAAGTTCTTATTAGTGAATGGGGAGTTCTATTCCCGTAAGGATGCTATGGCTGCCATTATCAGAGACGGGGATAGAAACGTGCTTCGTATCCTTTCTTCCGGAATAAAACAGTCCAATGCGGATTTAGCCAATAAACCGACCTATGAGGAAGGGGAAGAACCGAAGAAGTTCTTTATCTCTTTCCGGTATAAGGTAGCTACAGCCGGAACGCTGACAATAGGATTTTCCGGTCAGAACCTGCATTTCACCGAACGTCTTGAACCAGGTGAGGAATACGCAATGAAGGAGTATTCCGGCACATGGGACGGAACGGGCGATTTTGAGTTGAAGTTCACGGGGGATATATATATACATTCGCTGGCTCTTGCCGAAAACGCATTTGAGGATTTGTATACTAAATTAAGTTCCGAAATAAAGCAGACAGCGGAAAGTATCAGGTTGGAAGTAAAGGAACTTTCTGAAAGTAATAATCAGAAGTTCTCACAGATTGAGCAGACAGCGGAAAACCTCAAATTGTCTGTTACAAAAATAGAGGAAGATGTAACGCAGTTGGGGCTGGACATCAATGGAGTTACCGATGAACTTAAATTATATGTCAAAAAAGACGGATTAGGTTCAGAAATCAATGTGGCACTTGATAACATTTCCGTGGTTTCCAAAAACATATACTTTACCGGAGATATATCCGCCAACGGGAATGTGTCTATTCAGGCAGACGGGACAATAAAGGCTATTGGTGGATATTTTGAAGGAGAGATAAATGCAAACAGCGGGGTGTTTAAAAATGTAAGAACTCCTAACAACTCTTTGGTGATAGACGAAAATGGGAATGTTAGCATTGTTGGCAAAATATCAACCGCTTCGTCAGGTACAAAAATAGAAATAAACCCAAATTCAAACAGCCTAAAATTTTATAATTCAAAAGGATATGATGTGGGTGGAATTTCATTCCTTGATAGTGGAGGCGGAGGTACTTCTGTTACTTACCCAAGATTAAAATTGGACAATATAGCAAGTGATGGCAACTTAACTGCGTCTACCACCCTTTTTGCAGGGTCATTGTCAATGATTTCAAATTTAAGTGGGTCAAGATACCAAGTGTCTCTTGGCATCGACGGACTTTCTTTTTATAAAGATGGAAGATTAACTAAATCATACCCAAGCTCATGAAAAAGATAAATTTTAAACAATTACTGATTGCTACGGACATTACCCGTAAGCATTGTGAAAATATAGATTGTAGAGAGAATTTTGCGAATGTATTATACCGGAACGGTAACGGTATCGCATCACATGCACTCGCTTTGAAGATATACAACTCCAATGAAGAGACAGAGTATAGTGATGAAGAAGTGGCCCTGATACAAGAGCATGCAAATGCTTTTTGCAAACCTTTCTTCATTGACGCGCTCAATCGTGCTATCAACAATCAACCGGAAGAAGTAACCGATAAACAGGAATAATTATGGCTTGGACAGAACAGGATTATCAAGAAATAGTTGCCCGTCTTATGGCTAACTCCATAGGGGTTAATGAAGTACCGAATGCGGACAAAGCGGATGATGTAACATCATTACCTGCATTTAAACCTTCAGGAAGCAACAGTGAAGCTTCTGTGGTCAATTATCCTTTAGAATTTTTGAAAGGAGAACAAGGCGAGCCAGGTATACAAGGAGAACCAGGAAAGTCATTTAAGGTAGCCGGCGAATACGCCACCCTTGAAGCCTTGAAATCTGCCGTTCCCGATGGTTCGGCAGTTGACGGGTTCATGGCTGTAGGTACGGAAGCCCCTTATGATTACTACGCATGGGTGAACGGCGAATGGGTAAGTCAGGGGAAGATAGGCGGCATAGATGAAGCGCCAACTGATGGAAAGGCATACGGTCGTAAGAATGGGAATTGGGCGGAAGTTCCTGAAAAATCCGATGTTCTTACCAAGACCAACACTTCATCATTCACCCCTACGGGCGATTACCAGCCTGCAACGAAGAAGTATGTGGATGATAAACACATTATGCTTACGATTACAGATGAAGCTCATATACAGTTGATTTCAAATCAAGAAGTTAAAGCAGGAGAAGCCGAATCAAAAATAAATCTTGTATTTGGAAGCATTGATAATTTTAAAAATATTATACAGAGATTATTAAGTGATAATATTTTATTCCTAAAAATTACAGAAAAAGAAATCTTTAAAGTAAGTACGAGTCACACATATTGCAATCCCGATAATGGAGCTTATGAACTTTCGTTTATTTATACTTATACTTCTATTGCCGATGCAAATAATATTAGCTTAGTTACAAAAAGAATTTTTATTGCATTGAATTCAAATGCTACAAATTTTTTCGTAGTAAAAGATATACTCGTTTCCGACAACCTCACCACCCTCACCAAGAAAACCGCTGCCGAGTACGAGGCTATTGGCTCTAAGGATGCCAATACAGCATATTGTGTAACCGATTAAAGGATAATGATTATGTTAAAAATAGGAGAATTGACCTCAGGGCTATTTGCTGGAGATAAGCTGATTGCGGGCAAAGAATTTGATATTAAACAACTTGTTGATAATATTACATTTGCAGATGATTTAGTACATGAAGAAATTAATACACTACTTGTTCTTGTTTGCAATCTTAGTAGTATCCCTATTTATTTATATCGAGATTCAGTAAGAACTGAAATAAAAAAACAACATATCGAATGGTATTCATTTAGAGCACCTACTGCTATTAGTCTTTTTAATGAAGATAATACTCCAATAAGAGCTATTACACAAAAGGAGTCTATATCCAATAATTTTGTTACAGAAATAACTGATTCTGTCGTTAATAATGGCGATAGTGTATTTGATATTGCAGATAGTACAGGGATTTTCGGTTTGGGTTGTGTTCTAATGAATGCGTAAAACAATAATATTAATAAAATAACAAAGTGTTTACTTTTTTGATTATGAGAGTAAAAGTATTTTATGAAAACTGGTTTGCCAAACTCATCCTCTTTGGCGGCTACACAACTATAATGCTCTTCGGCTTCATCCTTACGAAGCTGAAGGAGTTGTCCGAAACGACCATACGTCATGAACGGATACATCAGAAACAGTTCTTCGAGTGTATGGAGATAGCGGCTATCCCGTCCGTATTGTTGGCGTTCTATGTCAGTGCATGGTGGTTGTTACTTATCCCGCTATTCTACTACATTCTTTATTTGGCAGAATGGTTTGTGAGCTTCGTGTATCACTTGTTCACAGACAACAAGATTGGGGACGGTAAGGTCAATAAAAACGCTTACCGTGCGAGCGCATTTGAGATGGAAGCCAAACTCAACCAGGATAATCCGAACTACTTGAAAGAACGTAAATGGGGTGCATGGTTCAGATACTACGGTAAGATATGAAAATCCCGTCCTACTCTCACGAGCAAAACGGAATGACAGTAGTTCGCTTATTTGATAAGAGACACAAAGATAGGAATAATTGACAAATAACGATAAGATGAAGAATAACATTATTACCCAAAGCATACCGGGTGGTTTCTCGGTAATAGCAAGCAGTTTTATTGCACAGTCATTGGAACACATGATACCGTGGCTGATAGTAACGTTTTCAGTCGTTGTATGCGATTTGATGTTCGGGATAAGGAAATGCCTGCTATTGGGTGAAGAATTTCGGTTTTCAAGTGCCGTGCGCCGTACTATGGGTAAAATGGTAACATACTTTGCTTTTGTCTGTATGGTGGTGATGATAAATATTGCTTCCGGCAATAAATGGAATATTGATGTGTATTCATGCTTGTTTGTCTGCTTCATAGAGTTCTGCTCTATCATAAGCAATATCTTGAAGCCAAAGGGATATAATTTTAACTTACTGAAAGCGTTGGGATTGTTCGGAAAGAAAGTGCTCGATGTCGAGAAAGAAGATATGAGTGAAATAATAACTAAAGATAAGGAGTAACAAAATGAAAAAGAAACTGATTATCGCAGCGATTGTTATCGCTATCATCGTGGGAGTTATGCTTTACATGCACTACACCCCGTTTTGGGTGAACCTGACTACTGTTGTATCATTCGGTGTCGGTGTTGTTGCCGGATGGGTGGCTCGTGTGGTTTATGATAAATATTTCAAGGAGGACGCGCAGAATGAAAGTATTGATTGATAACGGACACGGAAGCAACACTCCAGGCAAGTGTTCACCGGACGGAAGATTGAAAGAGTATGCGTATACCCGTGAGATTGCCATACGTTTGGAAGCGGAATTGCGCAAACAAGGCGTTGATGCAGAACGTATCGTCAAAGAGGAAATAGACGTTCCCTTATCGGAGCGTTGCCGTAGGGCGAACGAATACAAGGCAAGTGACGCAATTCTCGTATCCATCCACTGTAATGCAGCGGGAAGCGGCTCTGAATGGATGCAGGCACGTGGTTGGGAAGCGTGGACTTCGACAGGTCAGACGAAAGCCGATAAATTAGCTGACAGCTTATATGCGGCAGCCGAACGACTTTTGTCGGGTATGAAGATACGCAAGGATATGACGGATGGCGACCCTGATAAGGAAAGCGGATTCTACATCTTGAAGCACACGAAGTGCCCGGCAGTCCTTACAGAGAACCTATTCCAAGACAATAAGGAAGATGTTGGCTTCTTATTATCGGAAGAGGGGAAGCGGGCAATAGTGGACTTGCATGTGCAGGGAATTGTGAACTATTTGAATAACTCTAAAAAGTAAACATCATGGCAGCAGAAGTTTTATCATTTCAACAAGAAGAAGGCAAAACAGCGTATTACGCAACGTTTGTCAGTGACGGTAATCCCGTTACCATACAGATAAAGAACAAGGGCGGAATGGTGACTGTATTTGCCAATATCGAGGGCATGAATCCTATCCCGCTTTCCCCAAATGCCAATCAAGCCTTAGGCCCTTCCAATGTGATATTTCGTCTTATTGGCATAGCGGCAGGTATGGAAATTACAATAAGAAGTGCTACGAAAGTGTCAGAAGCGAAAATGATTAAAGAGGGATAGCCTTATGAAACCAATCACTATCCCTCACATCAGCATTCCTATAATCGGCATTCCCGTAATCAGCATACTTACCATAGGGTTTCCCGGTGCTGGCGGAAATAAGCCGCATCCATTTCCTGACGAAGGGTATTTATTATTAGCCAATGGCGCTCCATTGTTGTTGACTAATGAAGAGCCGATATTGCTTACAAGTAAAAATAAATAGTAGTATGGAAGAGAAAATAGAAAAAGGACAACAAATTGGACAACTCCCCAAAAGATACGTTTTGACGGGTAATGAGGAGTTTCCATTTCAAGAAGACAGAGAAAATGGTTCTATCACCCCTAACGTCCTAAAGAGTTTCATTAGTTCCGGAAAAGGTGGATATATAAGCTATATAACCGAGTATAATGTTTCCATTCATCATCCTTCATCTGGAATTGATAGTGGCAATAAATATACATTAGAAGGTGCTATTGTTCAAGTTCCGGAAGATATAAGAACGGTTGGGCTAAAGGTGTCATTCTTGAACAATAGCGGACTTGTGGAGACATGGGAATTTGCAGGTGGAGTATTTGAAAATATCGAGAACTGGAAATCAAATGAAGATAAATTGACTGACATTAGAGATGAAGCAATCAGTAAAATAAAGGAAGTTGAAAGCGATGCTATTTCAAATTTCAGTTCCCAGCGTATTACCCCTGATATGCTGTCTGAATCGACCAAGCAGTTCATTAACGGAAGTGGTGGCGGTACGATAAACAATCTTGCGGACGACGAGGACCTTGTGTCTGTAGACAAAGGGGAAAGTTTAAGTGTTTTAAAATTTGCCGACCGTGCTTATAATCCTGACAGATTCAGCGGCAAGGGGTATAAAATATTGCGTAGGAATATTATAGACGGTAAAAATATACTTACACAGGATATGGTTAATCAGCCTCATACGATTTATGTCGTTCAGTATGATTTTGATTTGGATGGTGCTCAAATCACTATTCCCGAAAACTGCATTTTGAAATTTGACGGGGGAAGTTTGAATAACGGCAAGTTGACTTCCATTGGTTATGTCAGGTGTATAAATTCAGATACCCCGGATTATTCAAATGAACTTAAATGCGATATAGACAATAATTTTGTAGACAAATTTCCGATAAATCCATATTCTAAGCTCCAGCAGAAAAATGATACGATACTGACTCTGAATGTGGGGTATTGGTCTAAGGAAACTCCGGTGGAGCAACCTGCACAATTCATCGATTACATTAAGTCATGCGGATGTATAGGTATAACGGTAGTTATTGCTTTACATAACGATGAGAAAGGGAATATTATACGGGATTATCCGGAAAACTTTTATGATTATTTCCATACTAACGGCGTAAATATAGAAGCGGTCAAATTCCATATAGATGGAGGTGATTATAATGGACGGGATAATGTGGAATTTTATAGAAATTACGTAAATGAAGTAAGGGATATAACCAGAGATTTTGTAGGAAAGAATGACGTACATGCAATATTTATATTGAATGAGTGGTATGAGCCTACAGATGAAAGGAATAAGGATATGTGTAATATAACCAGGTCTTTAATATCAGATATAAAGGCTTGGGGATTTAAGGTCGGAATATCGGGGTATAGGGGGGACAAATCCAATATGCCCTTTGATTTATTCAATAAGTTTGACTATAAAGGGTTAAATATATATCCATTTTTCGGGTTAAAGGATGAATTTACAACAGAAGAGAACACGGATATATACACTCCCTTCAATTTGCTATATAATACAATGTCAAGCCATGGCAAGTATGTGGCAAACTCAATAACGGAGAGTGGAGCTTCGGAAAGCTATTATACATTGCGGAATCCGGCAGATAATACCGTAAAATACGGTAAAAATTTTACGGAGTATTCCCCTCTGATTCATTTGTATAATAAAGGTCTGTTTCATTTTGCAGGCAATTTAAATCCCAAATTCATATGTACATGGTATTCTAAACAATTGCACTTGGGAAAAGTTGAGGATTTAATCAAACAATACTTATTCTAATAAAATGGCTACTTATTACATTATAGGAAAAATATCTTCTACCGCTAATGGATATACATTGGGTACTATCAGTAGATATAATAGTTATATTGAAACTGCCAATCATATAAGTGATGCAATGGTGGAATATCCGTTCTATATCAGGCATGATGCCGAAGAGTCTCTTCCTAACATATCTAACATAAGGAATTTTAAAAGTTCTATAACAGGTTTATATATCATCAAGAAAAAAGATGATGATAATTTATATATAGCTTCTGTTTCAAATTTCAAATTCAATATAGATTCAAGGACTGTATGGTATTTTGGACTGTATAAAAATACTGATTTTCAAAACATATTGTCAAATCAGGAGATGGGGATAACTTCAAATGAATCGATTACAGATGATGATATAGAAGAAAAGCTTCAATCGTCAATTGGCACATTGTCTGATGACCATACAATTCTTGTCAAGAATAATATCATTGTAATAAATTACTCCGCTGATAATCCCGGTGTATTCAGAATAGTATTCAACTTACTGAATACTTTAAATAAATCCAATAATATTTTGGATTTATATTCTTTCGGTGATGGCAATGTTCAGGGAGTACTTTCCAATTACACCAATGCTATAAAAGGATTTGAAGCTTATATAGAAAAAGTACATAAAAATATTTTTATAAAATGTAATATAAGCGGAGCGTATTTGTTTAACTGTACTCTTAAATACAATATAGCAACTTATAAGTTTACTAATTCACTTCCTGAAGGGTTAGAGAAAATCCCTATCAGTTTTTTGGGAAATATTGCCAATAATAGTGGTAAGACCGAAGATAGACCTACTAATGCGGATAAGGGTTTTCAATACTATGATACAGATATAAACAAGCCGATATGGTGGAACGGTTCTTCATGGACAGATGCCAGTGGTTCTACAGTGTAGTGTTTTATTAATTGTTTATTGATATGAAAAATAACATCTTAGGTGCGGTGGTCTATCTATCCACCGCTATAGTATTCGGTGGCAGTACTGCACTGCTGATGCTCTTTATCAAGGAGAACAGCGACCGTTGCCATTACTATAACGGCAAGTGGAACAAAGCAGACTTGCTGTGTGGAGTTGCCGCAATATGTGCAGGTATGGTTGTAAATCATTATTTGTTGAGGTTATGAAAAAACTACCCTGGCTATTAGTTGTATTGCTGGCCATCGTTTGTGTGGCGGCGTGGTTCCGCCCGCTCAAGCCTTTGCCGGCAGAAATACGTACCGAAACAAAGATACAGACGGTTGTCAAACTTGATACAGTTCTTATCTCCGCACCGATAGCGGTCTTTTGGCAGATATTGCTGAATGACACAGTACGTATAGGTGATACCTTGCTTCATCGCAAACGGGTTGTGTATGAAGATAGCTTGTACCGTGCGGTGGTGAGCGGATATGTAGACCCACGGCTGGATAGCATAAAGGTGTTCCCAAAGACCGTTTATCAAGTGGTAACGAATGACATCTATCATCCGGTTCCCATCAAACTGAAGAAGAAGCGTTGGGGGCTAGGGTTGCAGGCTGGGTATGGGTATCCAGGCGGCATGTACGTAGGCGCAGGAATAAGTTATAATCTATTTGTATGGTAAGAAAGAAATTAACGATGTAGAAGTTGGCTTGTAGCTGACACTCTTTCGGGGCTTAGAGTAAAAAGAAAGCCCCCAACGTTCAAATAATTATTGCCACATAAAAATTTGAAAAA